TAGTTGGTAAAGTTGTTGGTTGCTTTGTTTTTCAACTTCTTGGTTGATGGCTGCGGTAGAGACGTTGAGTTTGAGTCCAACGACACCTCGCACTTGGTCGTCTGAGCTGAAGAGTTGGCGGAGGAGTTGTGCCTCCTCAGGATCGAGTAGTTGTTCAGGTGAGCAGAACTCATCAGGTTCAGGAAGACCGTTCATCTGAATTAGGTCAACGATCATCTCGCCAAGTTCACTTAGACCTTGACGAATTTCGCTAGTACTTACGTCGAACCTTCGAGTGCCCTCTTGAAGGAGAGCTGCGAAAGTACTTGCAGGGGCTCGTCCGATTGGAGCGTTTTCATGGCCAAGGTTAACGTCGTTGATACCGACTCTACGTTCAGCGAGACCGATGATGAATTGTTGGTTTTGGATGCGACCTCGGAATTGGCCTTCGGCAGACCAAAACTCAAGGTCGTCCATCTCGTTGACGGGCCATCTCGCGCCTGGAAAGATTTTGTTGTGCTCAGTGATTTGCGCAGACTTCTTGTACTTGAGCATAATTGAGTTGGCGAGTGTTCCGTTGTCGATGTCTTGGTTGTGGAGAGTGCTGACTTCTTCCTGGTAGTGCTCAACCATCTCAGGAAGACCCATGCCGTCAAAACGACCAGACTCCTCAATAAATCGTAGTACAACATATGGTCGAAATCCATTGTAGTTAGTGTTGGGTTTGAATTTAAGGATCGTCCGAGTGGTGCGGTGAACGATGAGAACGTGTTCCTCAGGAATGCCATCGCCGTCCAGATCCATAGAGAACCAGAAGGTCCAGAACTCCCAGAGACCACTTAGTGAAGAGGTACCCTGAAGAACGCTGCCTTCTCGGCGAGTACGGGTGACGCTCACGTCGGTCATTGGATCGGGTTTGTTTTCAAGAACAGACAAGTCATCGACTTCAATTGCACCGGTGCTTTGGAGGTGTTGGATGATTGGCCAGCTGAACCATTGGCGATGAGCGATCCAAGGAGCTCGGGTCTGGTCATCATCGTCGTTGATTGCGACGAAGCCCTCGGGAATCACGAAGTCTTCGCGAGGAACCCAAGCTGGTGTAGGTCCTCGGTGGGTGTTGCGGATTTCGGTGCTGTGCTGTGTGCTGTCGTAGATCGTGATCATCCGGTCTGTCCAACCTGCATGGATGATCGCTGTGCCTAGACGGAGCACGTCGTTGACTGCATTCTTTACGACTCGGTAGTGCTTCCAACCTTGAGTACGAAGTGCGTCCATGTAGCGTTCGAGAGGTTTAGCGTAGGGAGCGGCTTTGCGAGTCTTCTGGATAGATGACCAGTGAGGTTCAGTTCCGAAGATGCCGCCGAGGACACGGGCCTGTACAGAGTCGACGTAAATGGCTGCGAGGTTCACGACGATGTTACTTGCGTCCTCCCAAGGAGTTGTTTTGCGAGGGCTGTGAGGTTCACCGTGGTAGAGACGAAACCACTCGGACCATTTTGTCTCGAGAGAACTGCGAGTCGACAGCTCTTGCTCGAGAGCATCGAGTAGGTCGTTCGCGAGGGTTTCGACATCAATAACCGGTGTAAGGGTTTCTTCCGTTGGTTGTTGTACTTCCATATAGTCGGTCTTCCTCGAGGAGTAGGATTTCGTCGTCAGAGAGAGGTTTGGGAGGGCTTACCCAGATTTGAGGCATGTATGCGAGAACGTCGAGCAAATCGACTGTACGACCTCTGGGGAACCTAATCCATTCCTCGATTAGGTTGGTCATGGTGCGAGTGATGAAGATGCGACCTTGTTTTGCGAGACCGGAAAGGTTTGTACGGATACGACGTAGTTTACTTACCCAAGCATCGGTCTTGAACTTCGCAACTGGCATCTCAGGATATTCGGACCTGAGCCAAGAGTAGAATGCGATCTGGCCAGCGACAGTTTCGATGCCACAGGTGATTGGTTTGTACTGGAGGTAGAATTCGTAGTTCTTTCGAATCGTATCAAGAGGATCTTGGGCACGTGCGTGGCACTCGAGGATTACTACGTTGAACGGCTCGTCAGGAGTGAGAGCGAGGACGATGATCGCTGTACGAGCTGAGGTTGACTCGGGGGAGAAGTTCGGGTCAGTGCCTTGGAAAGTGTAGCAATCCTCGAGCGACCAGGTGCGGGTGGTAGTAGGAGTGAGTTGGAGGTGAAGGAGAAGTTGACCGTTAACTGTTGTGGTTGTGTAGTACTGAAGCCAGTCTTGTTGGAACTCGGTCTGACCAATGCCGATGACCTCATTCTTCATTTGAAGACCGAATAAGTACACTCCGTTCTTCGTTTCAATCTCCTGAAGACCACGTGCACTGAAGCGCTCTGGCCAAATTGGAGAGCCGTCGTCGGAGTAGCACGACCTGAAAAAGATGTCGAGGTTTGGTTCATTGGACATGACCCATTCGTAGACATCGTTGGGTGCCCAGCGTGTTCCGTAGATCTCAAGAGGATTGACGTCGCGATTGACGAGAAGGTGTTCAGCGAGTTTGTACTGGTCGATTGCTCGGTTCATAACGATGTTTGAGTCCGCGGCTTCTTTTCCGATTAGGTCGTCGTGTTTGATTCGAGTGTAATGTCTTGAGGTTGATGCTCCGCCGACACCGATGGCCTCGACGCTGGCCTCGGGAAAGTGTTCATCACGAGGAAATTCGAGAGCGTCGTAACGCCATCGACCGTCGGTGTTCGGAATACGAGAAGGAAAGAGCCATCGCCAGAGAGCGTTAGACTCAGCGACAAGACGGATTCTGTAGAGGAAGTTGTATGCGTTGTCAGCGACTTCGTTGATGAGGAGGATACGCTCGAGTGGGTCTTTTGTGATGAGACGGACGGTGTCTGCGATAGTCCAGATTGAAGTCTTTAGGTGATCTCGAGGAACAAGACCGAGTTTGCGAGAGGAAGGAGACGTGATCCAGTTACTCATTTGGAGATGGAGGATTGGAGTGAGGTCTTTGAAGCCGAGAATTAAACCCATGAACCAAGTGGAAGTTAGTGCTAAGTTACTCCAGCGGATACGGACCTCTTCGGAAAGGTTACCTGGTATTAAGTCGTGGCTTAGGATTCTGTCTTCAGTCATAAAGAAACTACTGGTTTACGGCGCCCCCTTTAAAGAGGTCGATTAGCTTTGGTTGTTCAGTACTGGTGAGCATGCGTTCTGCAGCGAGGAGAGCTTCGAGAGTATTTGGACTAAGTTCTGTTCTGACTGCGACGGCAGACCTTTTGACTCCGGAGTAACTACGACGGTCGAGTACGTCACGGACGGCAAGGAGTACAGCTTTCGCATCGAGAGTAGGATCGCTTAGGACCTGCGCGAGTCGGTCGAGAGCGCGAGGAACTAGGAGTTGTAAGTATGCATCAGCGTGATCTTGGAAGGGTTCGTGGCCTTCGGTTCCTGAGAACTTGATGAGAGTCTGAAGAGGTAGGCGGAGTAGGACGTCCGACGGACGGACGTTGTAGAGCCTCGCTGCTTCAATAGGGTGGAGGTTCTCTTTGATAACTCGATCAACGACTTCATCGAGATCAACAGTATCGTTGAAGAGTTCCAAATCTGTTTTCAAGGTCTTTAGACTTGGGTCATAGTCTCGAAAATCTTTACGCATCGTACACTCCCTAGTCAAGTCCCACAGAGGACTTGGGACTTGACTACGAAACTCAGCTTCCTTTTTGAGTCTATTTAATTATACCTCATTTTTTAATACTTGTCAACTTTTACTCTGAGGAGATCGGTGTACGTAAAGTGGAAAGAAATGAACAAGTTACAAATTAGGTTAGTTCTGATCGTAAAACGATCATTATTTTCTACTCTAAGGAATCGGTGTACGTGGAATAGAATGTAAATTGAAATTCACTCAAATCGGCCTGTTCTGACTTAAACGACCCTTATTTTCTATTCGAGTAGAAAGAAATTAACTGATTACAAATTAGGTTAGTTCTGACTGGTAAACGACCTTTATTTTCTACTCTGACATAGGACCTCTTAGATCTTAGTATTACTATTCTTATTATATATTTCTATATATATATATATATACTACTAATATATTATAAATACACTACAATACAAGTACTACTACTACTACTTCCTCGTAGTAGAAAGAAATGACTGTTTCACCCTCAAAGCCCCCCTAATGACTGGTTTCTTATTTGCTTTCTACTCGGGTGAAAAATAAAATGGATTTAAGACACAAGTAGCTCTATTAAGTAGTTTGGTTAATTCTTTCTATCCTGAGTTCTAAAATTAGTTCCGCGTGTATGTAAGGCGATCTCCCCACTACCGCAGACTCACATTGGAGGATTCGCGAGTCTCAATGATTCGTTAGTCTCGATTCATTCTTTAGTTCCACTACAACGCTAGTGAAATCTCAAAGGGTCTTAGTTGAGACTAACCTCGTGTTGATACTAAACCTTTGAGAGTTTACTAGCGAGTCTACGTTACAAACTAGGGCCTACGTTACACAATAGTACCTTAGAATTACTCACGATAAAATGATTAAAAATCACAGAATACCATGTAAATACATTTATCAATTTGTTACATCTCAAAATAATATATTTACGTTTTACGTAAATCGTAATTATCTCAAATTGAGATTCACAAACTGTGAGTTACATTTCAATCACAATTTGTGAATTCTAACAAACTGTGAGTTATTACAAACTCACTGTGAGTGAGTAATCATTAAGTATTTGAATTTATTACATTTTTTATTCACTATTGATTTTCATGTAAAAATAATGTAAAAAATTATTATGAACAAAACACAAACAAACAACAAAAACACACCTAAAACTTACAAATGTTTTAGGTTTGAACTACAACCTCAGAACTCTCTAGAGTGTAATCTAGAAGAGAGAGAAACTATTCATGTGTATAGATTTGTGTGTAAGGTATGTTCTGAAACTAATCCTAATCTCTCACTACACACAAAACATTACTTACTCAATCATGTTAAGAGATTAGATTGTTCTTGTAGTGTAGAAAGAACATGTTTTAACTGTGAGAGTAAGTTCAAACTAGGTAGAAACAGAGAACTATACAAGTAGTAGATTGAAAGAGTAGATCTTTTAGATCTACTCATTGAATCTATTACAAAGGGGTAAAAAATATGTTCAATACTAGTTAATTCTCAGGTAAAAAATAATTACTAGTTCACAATTAGAACAGGCCTAATTCGTAACTTGTTAATTACTTTCAACTCAAAGGAAATGATCATGAACGATACTACAGCATCACTCCGTGAAGATCTAATCACTCAAGAACTAAACAACCTCGTTAAATACCATGGTAAATCATTCTGTATTAGGGCCATTGAGGCCTACTCTAAACAACGTGAACGAGCTGAGATTCAACGTAATAGGCAAAAGACTAAGAAGATTGAGGATGAGCTAGAAATGCTCCGTTTACGTAAAGAAATAGCTAGGCTCAACGCTCTAGATCAACAAAAGAACAATACTCCTAAAACTCCTCAAGAACTAATCAATAACATCGATAAAACTACTACTAAATTCGAAAAGCTTACGATTGAGGATATTGAGAATGATGGTACTCTCACCGATGAAGAGTACAATGAATTGATCAATCAGTAACTATTAGATTGTAGTTATGAACATCGAATTAGTTCATAACTACAACTAACTCAACTCGAATCATCAGTAACCTCTTTAATCAAATCAATACGAGACTACCGCAGAATCAAAACCTACTCGAAAGAGTACACCGTGTACAACCTCGCAGCAATTCTATTAGTACTCAAGTACCCTAACAAACACATCTCAAAGACCATGATTAGTAACTACGCACAAAAACTCACAACGTTCCTAAACAAGGAGTAACTACCAATGAAACAATTCACTCTCACTTTAGACCTTAACGAGGTTATGGACCTAATCCGATGCAACTTGAACAAAGAACTCTCATTCGCAATTAACTTTGATGATCCGAGAACACTCTCTCGTACTCAAGAACTCATCCACCAACACCTCGAGGCTGCCGTGTTCAGCATGGTCTCAGACAATGATTTCTGGTATGATCATCTCACCGAGGATGAACGGAATCGTTTTGACTCATTCCACAAATCCATCAACGAAGATACTCTTGATCTAATCAAATTCTACACTAACTAACAACTAACAGAGTGTACTCGAGCACTCCGAGTACACTCAAAAGGAACTATTATGAAACAAGCTCTTACTATTCATCTCGAGTTCAACACTCGTGCTCAGCGCGAAATCTTCGTAAAGTCCTTAGCCTCTACCGTTACGCTCTGCGAGGAGTACGTAGACTCTAACGAAACTACCGAGTACACCGAACTCGATATCACTCTCAAGTCCCAACCAATCACTCCAATAGTAACAGATTACGAAGACCTACTCGACTTAATTACTCACGGTACAAGTACACTCCGCGACTACTACGATCTCAACAACCCTACCGTACTCGAGACCTGTATTGATTTACTATTAGATCATCTTTCGAACTATGCTCCGGACATTGCAATGGACTCTGATTCCTACTTCGATCAACTCACCGACTCACAAAAGAACGAACTAAAGTAGTTAGTTCACAGAGTGCATTCTACTGTTCTAAATTACTTACAAAGGAGCAATATGATCAGCATTCCACTCATCTACCTCTTCATCTTTACTTCGATGCTTGGAGCACAATGGTCAATCTTCCACTTCTTCGCTCTCGTAATCTTTGGACTACTCGAGAACATTGTACTAGACGAATTACGAAAGGAGTAAAGTGAAGAACATCATCGAATCTCTCACGAACGTCGAAGTCCTACTTCGAATTGCGAGTAAGGAACTACGATCGCTCCGACGTACTCGATACTTCGACGAACGAGTCGTCTTCTACGAGCTCGCTCGTCTCGTTCTCATCACTCACGGCACCAAGCGCTTGCGATCTACCGATGTTTGGAATACCGTCGAGATCTTGCGAGAACTCAAGCACCAGGCACCTAAAGAGCTGAAGCATCAGGCACCTGCCCAAAAATTGACCACTTGACAAAGATTAAAATTTGTAGTAAAATAATCATATAAGTACTGGAGGTACAAATGAACTACAACTTCAACACAAACACCTTTGCACTCACTCCACAAGAACTATTTCGTCTCCACGAGGTCGAACCATGGACCATCGATCCAAGTCCAGCGGTCTACGATTACATCGGGAACGTCTTCATGCTCTCTCCAGATGAACTTTTCGACGTGCTCGATGTTGAACCGGGCACTCCGACTCAAACAGTCCTTGAGTACCTCGAGACCTTCTACGAAATCGAAACGATGATCACCATCAACCCTAACCGAAAGGAGTAATTCATGAAGTACATTACTTGCGATGTCAAAGACTGTCCTCTACCGCACAACACGGTAGATGACGACGTCGATCATCTATTGAAGCTGCTCAGTGACCAGACTACGAACCCTGCCGATCGCTACAACCAATTGACTCGGTTTGTTAGCGACGGGCACAACTCTCCATACATAACAGACGTCATGAAGCATCCAACCTTCCTGACCGACTACATCGCTGAGAACATCTCATACCGTCCTCGACTTCGAGCTCAGTACGCTCTTCAACGTCGCTTTGGTCTGTCCTCAAAACTTCTTCGTACCCGAGCACGAAGTCTTAACGAAGTTCTCCTCGAGTACGAAAAGACCGGTGAATCATTCACTCGCCATGACCTAGAACGAAAACTTCTTCGACCTGTCACTCCACGTGAATGGGACAAGGTAGTTCGGTTCTTTACCGTAACCTCAATAAGTCCTGAAGGAGCAACCAATGATTAAGCCTGATTGGAAAACTCGTCTTGATGAGCTCACTTCATCATCAAACTTCAGCGTCGTAATCCACATTGAACCCAGCCTTCGTGCTCAGCTCACTCGCGAAGAGCGCATGAAACTTGCTAAGCTCACCGACGTCGTTGAACAGATTGCTCAACGACTCTGTAAAGCTGCATTGAAGGGTACGCTCAAGTACGACGATGACCTCGACTCTGTTACTAGCATTGAATGGCTTGAGAACCTCACAGATGACCTCACCGATTCACTCATGTACGCTCAGCTCGTAAACAACAAGCTTGACGACTCAGTCATCTTGAAACTGAGGAAGTAATCTCTTGGTCAATTTTTGAGCAGTTGACAAGTTATAAAATTTGTGTTAAAGTGGTAGTAATAAATGAAGGAGGTACCCTGTATGACTTCTGAAGAACGTCTCACCGAACTCCGTAATGAATACGGAGATGCTCAATGCGTGTCTTGGCTTGAGTCGAGACTCAACCAACTCGAGCGCAACCGAGATCCAGTTCGTCGTCGTAAGATGCTCGATCGCGCAAAGGAACGTCGTGAGGAACAAAAGCTTGAACTCATGACTCTTCAAGACGAGCTCCGTGCTCTCAAGGCCAAACTCAAGCAAGACCTTGAGGAGAGTGAACTTGAGGACAACGGTGACGAGTAAGTAGTCCAACCAGGTGCACCCGGCAGCGAATTCTTGTTGCCGGGCGAGCACCCAACCTTCGTCGGTCCTCGAGACCAATGACAGAAAGGAGTTCAGTACATGCCTTCTCATCGGGCAATTCACAGTGGACAA